GGAAATAAATTTTAATCCAACACCAAAACAACATTTAGCTTGGGAGTATCTGCATGACAACACCACCTCTGAAATTTTATTTGGAGGTAGTGCTGGTGGAGGTAAATCATATTTTGGAGCAGCATGGCTGTTGTATTCTTGTCTAAGGTATCCTGGTACAAGGTGGCTGATGGGGAGGGCTACCCTAAAAACATTAAAAGAAACAACATTAAATTCGTTTTTTATGGTTTGTTCTGATTGGGGAGTAAAAAAAGGAGAAAGCTACAAGTTTAATGCACAAAGTAATGTTATTGAATTTATTAATGGTAGTACAATTATATTAAAAGACCTTTTTCAATATCCAGCCGATCCAAATTTTGATTCATTAGGATCATTAGAGATTTCTGGAGCTTTTATTGATGAGGTAAACCAATGTACAGAAAAAGCAAAGAATGTTGTAGCTTCTAGGATAAGATTTAGACTTGCAGATTATAAGTTAAGACCAAAAGTGCTTATGTCTTGTAATCCTAGTAAAAATTGGGTATATGATTTCTATAAACAAAACAGAGATGACACTTTGCCAGATCACAAAAAGTTTGTACAGGCTAAATTAGTAGATAATCCACATATTTCTGAATTTTACGAAGAACAACTTAGAAAACTTGATCCTGTTTCAAGAGAAAGACTTTTACATGGTAATTGGGAGTACGATTCTGGAGAAGACAGGCTTTTTGACTATGAAGCTGTATTAAATGTGTTTACCAACTCATTTGTTAAGTCTGAAGATGATAAAAGGTATCTTTCTTGCGATATTGCATTACTAGGAAGCGATAAATTGGTTATTTGCGTGTGGCATGGCATGGTAGTAGAAGAAATAGTAACAAAAGACAAGACATCTGCTGATAATGTAGAGAAAATCATAAGAAACCTAGCTGAAAAGCACAAAATACCACAAAAAAACATCATTATTGATAGTGATGGAGTAGGTCAATATTTGTCTCATTACATGAAAGGAGTGCAGCCTTTTGTAAATAATTCAAAAAGTTTAAATAATGAGAATTATAAAAATTTAAAGACACAATGCTATTATAAGTTGGCTGAACAGGTAAATGCTGCTAATATTTGGATAAAATGTAATGATACTGATCTAAGAAACAAAATTATAGAGGAGTTGGAAGTTATTAGAAGAAAAAACATGGATATGGATGGTAAACTTGCAATTTTATCAAAAAAAGAAATGAAAGCTACATTAGGTCATTCTCCAGATTATGCTGATGCCCTTATGATGAGAATGAGGTATATGTTTAAAAATAATATGGGAATTGTAGCCTGGAGATAAAAAAACTAACTTTTTGTTCCATAAAGTTCCATAGGTTTTTTGTTATATTGTCGCATGAGTGAATATGTTGAAATATTTTGTTTAAATAAGAGACATAGTGATGTTGTAATTAACTTTTTGTATGATCTGCATGAAATAATAGACAATGCTACATATTATGAAGAAGATTTTGTTGGCTTTACAGATATAATGGAAGATTTTATTGTTTATCATAATAAACTAGGAGCTGAAGCTGTAAAAGGTGGTGTAGAATATAAAAATTGGTATAGTTCTTTAGGAAACAATGTTTATTGGGCTACTAAAGGTTATTTTGCTGCTATGCAAGATAAAGAGAGTGCAATAATTAATGAAAAAAAAGTTATATCTTTGATACAGGATTTTTTAGACAATTTAGAGTTAGCTTTAATTATAGATCCTAATTTAACAACTCATGGTAGAATTAATTTAAACTAAAATGGATTTTATATTAAACGAAAAGAATATAACATTGCCAGATACATGGTATGATGTAAATTTTAAAAAATTTAAAGGTTTTTCTGAACTTGTCAAAGGTTTTATGCCTAGAGCAGAAGATGATGCAGATAAAGCAGCAGAATTAGACAATGCACTAATGGATCTTGAAGATAATACTAAAATTTTATGTTATTGGACAGGATTAACAGAAGAAGAAATTAGTATGATAAACCTTGATACTGCAAATGATGTTATGAATCATTTAGGTTTTTTAAATGAAACTTATAATCCTGTACATATAGAAAAGTTTGAATTAGATGGAGAAAAATATTATTTACCAAAAGAATTTATGAAAAAATCATCTTTTGGTAGATATATAGAAGCAGAACAGCTAGAAATACAAAGTAATATGCTAAAAGAAGGTAATTTAGGTATTTTGCCTAGACAAATAGCAATACTTTGTAAAAAAGAAGGAGAAGAGGAGAAATTAGATGATGCAATTATTGACAAACGAGCTAGATTGTTTGAAGACTTAGATATGGCAACTATTTGGGATGTCGCTTTTTTTTTGACCAAGTTAGAGCAAAAGTTAATGATACGTTCCCTAATCTCACAGGAGATGGAGGAGATGCTAAAGCAAGAAGGGCTGCAAAAGCAACAATAGATGGTTATGGTTGGTTGAACTCGCTTTATGGTGTTGCAAAAGATGGTATATTTAACATGCCAAACGAAACACCACTAATAAGTGCTCAATTAGCTAATTTGTATGATGTTTTAACATATTTATCATGGAAAAGTGCTTGTGGTACTTATGAAAAAACACTTAATGATTTGCATAATAAAGAAAACAAATAATGGCTACAACATTAACAAAATTAGTAAACAATTTTAATACCTGTGCAACAAGTGCTGGTTTTAATACATTTAAGTTTGGTAAACTGCCACACATAAATTTTGATCACAACATAAAATATGATCTTTTAAATTTTGAATATCCTTCATCCAGAATGACAGACATAACATCTGGTGTGCAAGAGTTTTCTTGTGTTGTTACAGCATTTAGACCTACATCAAAGAGTAATGCAACAGGAGTAGAGATATTAGACAATGTTCATGTTATTATGACAGCATTAGAAGCTAGGATATTAAAGTTTTTAGGATGTGTTGGAGCAGGAAGTAACTGTCAAGATCTTTTAGACAATCAATCTGTTCAGTTTTTTAGAGAAAAAGGAACTCATAACGATAATTTAGTTTCTGTTTCTTGCTCATTTACTATTTCTGTGTTTTTTGATTGTGTTAATTTTGATTGCAACAACTTTCCACCTGCTACTACACCAGAAACATTTAATTGTGTAAGAGGTGTTTGTGTTGATCCTGGAGATGGTACAGGTACTTATTCTTCTTTAGCTAGTTGTCAAAGTGAATGTGAAAACGCAGAAAGCTAATGGGAGCAATAAGCAGAATTGAAACAACATTAAAAAAAGCTGGTCATGTAGCTGAAAAAAAAATAAGAAATCAGCTTAAAATAATTAGACCTGGTAATTCTAAGCGAATGAGCACAACTCATCAGCTATCACAGAGCTTGAAGTCTGAATTTGTTGGTACAGGAGGTGGTAGAATGACTTTAGTTGTAACATCTCCACATAAGTATGGTAAGATACTAGATGATGGCTTTAACGCCTTAAAAGTGCCATATACTCCTGGTACAAAAGCTGGGAAAAATGAATACATAACAGAATTAGCAAAATGGGCTGCAAAAAAGTTTCATAATGGAGACATAAGGCAAGGTTTAAAAACTGCATTTAAAATAGCAAGAACGCAAAAAGGCATAGCATCAACAGGGATATATGAAGGTGCACCAAAAGCACCAGGATGGATCAAAGAAATAAAAAACGACATAGATAAAGAATTAGTAGAGTATCTACACAATAACATAGGAATTGCTATAGCTAAAGATGCTCATAGAATTTTAAACAGAACAATATAATTATGCCTAGTACAATTACATTTATAAAAAACACTAACAGAACATTTTTAAGCTCATACAGACCTATAGAAATTTGGGGTTATTTACCAGATGCAGATGTTACATATTTAAGAGGAGAACTTTACATAGAACAAAACTATGGAACAAATAATTTTGTATCTACAGGAGTTTTAGCTAATGGCTATCAGCAAAGCAGTAATGCTGGTGGTTTTCCTGGTGTTTATGCTTTTAATGTTATGGAATTTGTTAGACATTATGTTGGTATAGCAATTTGTCCTATTGCAAGTTTTGGTGCTTTTCAATTACCAGGTCATTTTGAAACAGCAAGATTTTATTTAAAAATATGGGCTGTAAGATACACATCAAATGAAGGAGTAAGTTATGATGATTATGACACAACTGTTGATAGTAATGTTTTTATAGCTACACCAGCAAATTTATCTAATGATATTGCTACAGATCAAAATAACAATAATTTATGGCTAGACAGATATGTTTTAGGAGATAATGGAACAGCATCTAATCCAGGTTCAATGTTGCCTTTAACAAAAATGCCTAACATGAGCAACTATGTTGTACAAAATGGTTTTATGGTAGATATGAAAGATTATCCTTGTGATAGTTTGTACACATATTGGAATAAGAATAAAGATAATTTATTATTGCACATGATTGTTATAAGATATAATGATGGTGTTAATGTAACAGGAGCAGATATAATAAAACTTAATGATAATTTTAGTAGAAAAGAACGAATACCTGTTCATCCTATTGCTTTTAGTGCTTATGTTTCTTTTGCAACAGGTAATCCATATTATAGTGTTGTAGATGCAGGTGGTAATTTAATATGTAAAAAAATACGAATTTGTATGATTTCTGGTAATAGCCCATCTGGATTTTTCCCAACAAATTGGTGGAGAAAACATAATTACAACACAGGGATAAATAAAGTATTGTATCGTACTATAACATATAGTGATGGTGCAGAAATTTGTGAAGATAAAAGAAAAAGAACTAAATTTATATTCCAAAATAGTTTAGGTGGCTTTGATTGGTTCTCATGTTATGGTACAGTAGAAGAAAGTGTTTCAGTATCAGATGAAAGATATGATAAACAACAATATAATATGTTAAGAGAACATCACACAACTACCAAACTTATTACAAACAGAGTAGATACTGTAAAAGTTTTTTCACAACCTTTAGGTAAAGAAAGAGCTATGTTTTTAGCAGAATTATATGCTAGTCCTAAAGTTTGGGTGCAACAAAAAATGTTACATAGTCAAAACAATGGCTTATGGGGAGAGCAAAGATTGACACCAATTAACATAGTGCCAGGATCATGGGATTTATATTCTACAGAAAACAATTTATATTTTTTAGAGTTTGAATATAATTACTCTGAACAAAAAACACAACCAAAAGGATAATGTCAGAAAGTAATTTAGCATATAGCACAATATTAGAGATAGGAGAAGTTTCTGGTGTAAAAACTGTTAGTAATAATGTCCAAATAGGAGAAGACAGAACTAGAGTTTATAACGGATGTAAACCAACAACACAACCAGATCAAATGTATAATCCTACTGATGACAATCCAGATGTAAGGGTAGTTGGTTATAGTGGTAGTTATGTAGGTTATTGGTTTGGTATTGGTTCGTTATCTTCTGGTTGCTCACAAACACAAATTCAAGTAGATTTAAATGGTGGTATTGAATATCAGCCATTAAACGATAGCAAATTGTTATTAATTGACATGTACAATGTGTCTTTTTATAGACAAGAGCCAGATACTTTTAATGGAAAACATTTTAGACCAAATAATGGTTTAGGTTTGTCAGAACCAGGTAATGGGAACTACAATGTGCAAGGAAGATCATTATATATAAAATCTGTTGATGAAAATGCAAATGAAGTTACTTTATGTTTTGATGTAGTAGATTCTTATGGTACTTATTTAATATGTAAAGGTAATGGTGGAGATCATATTTCTGATTATGCACAATTAAATGCAAATTGGTACAATAATCAAACATTAAATGGTTATCAAGGTAATTTAGATTGGTATGTTTCGGCTTATGTACATTCTGGCTTATGGGATAGTTCTGGTTCGCAAATAACTTGGAATAGTAGAAGAAGAAGTGTTGGAATGTCCTATACAAATGACAAAATGTTTAGTGGTAATCAACAAAATTTAGTACAAAATGAAGTTTACACTAACACAGGTTATTTTGGTGTCAGAAATTCATATTGGAGAGAAGCAATATATAATGCTAGTAGTTATAACGATCCTAGCCAAAGTCCAAATAGAGATCATGATGTTTGGGAGTTAAAAATAGATGTAGCATCTTTAAATAATGCAGAAATAGAAATATTTGAAGGCACACCAGAAAATCCATTGCACACTAGTTTTCTAACAGGAAATAATAAAATAACACAAGCTGGTGTATATACTTTTTGTTTGGCTGCCTTGCCATTTAGCGATAGATACAGGGGTAAACACAACAATGGTGGTTTCACTTTATCTAATACAGGAATGGAAAACGCACATTATATAGATGATCAAGCATTTATAGATATGATGGATGCACAATTAACATTATTTAATGCTAAATCTATTGATGAAAATGTACCTGCACAAATAGTTTTAAATAAAGTAGAATTAAGAAAAGCAGAACCAGACACAGCTATAGTTACTACCCCTATAATGGGAAGCACATTTAGTTATGATGTAAATACATACGAATGGAATTTTTTAGATGTTTTAGACTCTGAAAAAGTCCCTTTAGCACTTAATTTTTCAGTAGGGGATATAAGCGATATTTCTAAAAGATCATCTGGTTATTCCAAAACATTTATGATACCAGCTAGTCCACATAATAATGAAATTATTGATCCAATGCTAAGTGTTAATGCAGAAAGACAAAATATAGGCTGGGAAAGAGGAAGAATTAAAAGTAATGGCATTATAGTGTTTGAAGGATTAATGAGAATTGAAGAAGGGAATACAGGCAAAGGTGGTTTTTATAAATGCCATATTTTACAGGATACTATAGATTGGTCGCAAGAAATTGCAGACACAAAACTATGTGATTTAATTTTAAATGAAACCACACAGCCAAAAAGAGATTATCTTAATGTATTAGTTTCATGGTATCTATCTAAACCTTATGGTGGAGTAGTAGAGCCAATTACAGGCTTTACTTTACCAGAGCAACCACAAGGTTGGTTTTGGGGATTAGCTAATTATGGAGATTGGTACTCTAAACACTTAAATGATGCTGGTTATGCTAATGCTGGAGTATATCATCATACTACAAAAGACTTTCATCCTGTAGTTTTTACAAAAAGCATAGTATTAGCAATTTTTAAAAGCATAGGTTATACTGTAGAAAGCAAGTTTATGAATACTACAACATTTAATTTGTTATGTCATCCTTTTGGTAGTGGAGAAGATTACGAATTAAATAATAATTTTTTTGGAGAAGATGGAGATCATTATGCAAAAGCTGAAGATGCTGGAAGATATAGGGCAGATGAAATATTAGGTTGGAGTAATTTTAAATCTGGTGGTTATATACCACCTAATGGTTATAACAGGACTTGGTATCCATCTTTAATTGTACAATCAGATTTAGGTAATCATTTGACAGGTAATCCTTCAAATAAAGCCTATGGTTCAAGCAACAAAGGTTATGTAGTGCCATTTGCAGGAGATTATATGGTGGTGTGTAAAGGAATTATAGATGTAAGTTTTTGTGCTGGTTGTAATGGTGGTTATGTTGATGTTTATGTTACAAATAATGGAACAGGTAATGGTTTTACTGCAAATGGTGGTAATCAAGCTCCAGGTATTGCTGATCATGGAGAACATCCCTTTTACACTCAATATCCATCATTAGGTTGTAGTGCTGGAGATGTAATTTCTTTTAAAATAGTTGCCGAAACACTAATGGGTGGTTTAGCAAAATATTGGGTTGCTGCAAAAGAATTGGAAATGCTTGTTTATCCTATACCTTCTGGTGGCACACCTCCTATTGATGTAAATAAAAATAAATTTTTGCCTTGCGACACAAAACAAATAGATTTTTTAGCAGGTATAACTGATTTATTTAATTTACAATGGACAGCAGACAGTAAAAACAAAATAGTTTATTTTGAACCATACAATGATTTTTTTGGTTCTGGAGATGTAAAAGATTGGACAGAAAAATTAGATCACACTAGATGGAATGATAAGTTTATAGTAGATGAGTTAGCAAAAGAAGTACGTTTTAGCTATAAAAGAACATCTACTGATGTTGGAATTGCAGGTTTAGATGCTTGGAGAGAAAGTAATGGTATGGGAGAATATAAAACTCATATAGAAATAAATGATGAGAAATTTAGAAATGAAACTGTTGATATAGCTACTAATAAATTTGCTCCTATTTGGAGATTTAATAATTATGGTTTACAGCCTAATCCTAATCAAAATAGTAGCAACGAATATGTTTGGGGAGATATGTCTTGGTCTGAACCTACTGTAAATAAAATGAATCCTTTAATGCCTGTTATTTGGACACAATCTGGAGGTCATATTAACAAGAAACAAAGACCACCATACAATCCATTTCCTAAAATGAAATTGCAAATAGTAAACTATTACAGTTTATTAAATGGTGTTAGACAAGATGGTACAAATCCTGTTGGCAATATATCTGTTAATGAGTGTAGTCCTTATGTGTTTAAAGATGATCAAGGCAGCTCACATTTGCTAACTGCTTATCCTTATATGGATTGGATTGATGGTTGGAAAAAAGGCATAGAGTCAGATCCTTATTGTCTATCATGGAATAATTATAATGATGGCGAAGGTAATACTAGTTTTGGTTTATTTGAAAAGTATTGGAGAGTTGCTTATGAGAAAATGAATGGTGGTTCTGTTTTAAGAACAGCTTTTATTAATTTAAGTGCAGTAGATATTGCAGAATTTGATTATAGAGATTTAATACATTTTACTATAGACAATGTTTCTACATATTGGACAGTAAATAGAATTATTGATTTTAATCCTAATAAAAGAGAATTAACTAAAGTTGAACTTTTAGAATGGAAACAATCTCCAGATTTTGCTTCAAAACCACGCAACTCTGGATCTGAAATGTTAGAATTTTCTGAAAAAAGAATAGAACAAGAAGAAACTGCTATAAGAAAAAATAATGATAATGGTGTTACTATAGAAAACGATTCTGGAAATAGATCAAGTGGCACAGGAGTTGCTTTAGGTAGAGGTGTGGTTGCTAATAACAACCAAACAGTAATAGGATCATTTAACGATCCTAATTCTACAGATGTTTTTCAAGTAGGTGCTGGTACAAGTGAAAATGACAGAAGAACAGCTTTTTCAATAAATAGTCAAGGAGAAGTTAAAATAGGTGGTGGAGAAATTTATGTAGAAGAAGAAGATGGTACTATACATGATTTAATAGTAAAGAAAAATACTGTTACAAGAGAAGTAGATTATGATGGTAACATGATAGAAAATTCTGAAACTGATATTGACAAGTTGTATTTAACTAAACCACAAGAATATAGAATAAAACAAAACAACATCTATAAAAAAATAGAAAAGAAAACAACAGATGAACTAAGAGATGCACAAATAAAAAAGAATAAATAATGGCTACAGAAACTACACTATATAAATTTAAAGCAGATTTACAGGAACTAAGACAATTAAATAGAGAGCTAGAAACAGCAAAACTAAACATTGATGCTTTAAAAAAAGGAACTACACAATATGCTGCTTCAACAGGAAAGCTAACAGAAGTTTCTAAAAAGTTTGACAAAAGTAATGCTTCTATAAAAAAGGTAAAAGGTTCTGTAGATAATTTAAATAAATCTGGTAACAAAATGGTTGCCATTTTTAAATCAGCAAGTATAGCTATTGTTGCTGCATTTGCTTTTAGAGGTATAATACAAGGCTTGAAGGGTGTGCTTACTACATTTGCACAATTTGAATCACAAATGGCTGCTGTTAGAGCTATATCTGGAGCTACTGCTGAACAGTTTAAAGATTTAGCATCTTCTGCACAGGAGTTGGGTAGAACTACTGTTTTTACAGCAATACAAGTTGCAGAATTACAAGAAGAATTTGCTCGTTTAGGTTTTTCTACAGAGGAGATATTGGCTGCACAAGCTGCTACATTAGACTTGGCATCAGCAACAGGGGAAAGTTTATCTTCAGCAGCAGCCATTGCTGGTTCATCTATGAGAGCTTTTGGTTTAGAAGCATCACAAATTACTAGAGTTACAAATGTTATGGGTGCATCTTTTACAGGATCTGCTTTAAATTTAGAAAGATTTACACAGTCTATGAAATTTGCAGCTCCTATTGCAAGAGAAGCTGGTTTTACAATAGAAGAAACAAGTGCTATGTTAATGGTATTAGCAGATGCAGGTCTGTCTGGATCTATT